ACAATGGTGCCAACGCTGGTGTCTTCAACTTGAACCTCAACAATCCCCGCTCCAATGCGAACTGGAACATCGGTTTCCGCTCCGCTCTGCCTTCAAGTCAGATGCTGCAGACCTAATGGGTATGCAGTCAGTACAGAGGTGTAAAGGATTCCGTCTCCTTTGCTCTCGCAAAAAAATGTAATGGGCATGAATGCCGGTAGTAGTATAAGCGAATCCCGCAATGCTCTGAAAGGAGATAATATGTCCATTAAAAATGTGTATGCTCAAATCGTATCTTTTGATAATTTGCTACAGGCTGAGAAAGATGCCCGAGCAGGAAAAAGATATGAAAATGAGCAGCTTGCATTCTGGGGGAACCTGGAAGACAATATACATTCGATATCCGAAAAACTTAAATGCCATAATTATCCGCCAGACATATACCATCATTTTTATGTGTATGAGCCAAAATTGCGAAAAGTAATATTTTCTGATTACACAACAAAGGTAATTCAAAGGGCAGCATACAATGTACTCAATCCTATAGTTTGTAAAGGGATGATTAGTGATACCTATTCCTGCATAGAAGATAGAGGACAACTTAAATCTATGCAGAGATTAGCAGGGTGGGTTGATTTTGTAGAGAAAAGCGGTGAACGTTGGTACTATCTGAAAATGGATGTGGAGAAATTCTTCTATAGAATGGATCATGAGGTGCTTATGAGCATAATCCAGAAAAAGATAGGGGACAAGGAAGCGGTTAGATTCCTTGAACATTATGTGTGCCATGCATCCAGAGCATTTGGACTTCCGCTTGGAGTAAAGTCACCACTGGAAATATCGGATAAAGAAATGCTGCGGGATGTAGGGATTGCCATAGGTGGCGGATTGTCACACATGTATGGCAATATGTATTTAAACCCTATGGACCAAATGGCAAAGAGAAAAGAGGGCATACAGTATTATATTCGTTATATGGATGATGTGATTATTCTATCGACGGACAAGGAGCTGTTACACAGGTACAAGAATATGTTTTCTGATTTTTTAGGCGATGTTCTGAAACTTCGATTAAATAATAAAACAGCAATTCGACCTGTCTCACATGGCATGGAGTTTGTTGGTTATACTATTCGCCCTTTTGATGTTCGATTGAGAAAAAGCACAAGCCTTAGAATGAAAAGGCATTTGAAAACAATACAGGAGCTTTATCGTGATTATGAGATAGACCTTGATAGAGCCCGCTCCACTCTTATGAGTTATAAGGCCTTGATGGACCATTGCGACTGCAGGGCTTTGGAAAAGAAAATATTTGAGGATTTTGTTCTTACGCACAATCCGAAGGAGGCTGATACAGACAATGGATGAAGACAATATGTTGGAACTGCTCGAACTTTATATGGATATGGTTGAAAAACAGGATGAAATCATATACCGCCTTGGAAAAATCGTAGCCAGACAGGCAACGGATATTCAACTGTTGAAAAATGACAGGGAATTTTCGGACGATAAACTGACGGAGGATACAGCAATTGTAGATGAAGTTATCGGGCAGTATAACGATATGAAAAGTGAATTAGAGCCGTAAGGCTCTTTTTTTATGCCCTTTGGAAGGAGGTGAGAGAACAATGGAGGATCCAATTACAAGAGCTGAGTATGAAGAATACCAAAAGCGAATGGAGCAGGAAGACCACAGGCAGAACCGACGGATTGAACAGTTGGAGGAAAATACCAAGCAGATCAACGCTCTTACGGTATCAATAGAAAAACTGGCACAGAGTGTTGAAAGCATGGTCAGGGAGCAGGAGGCACAGGGGAAACGTCTCGTGTCTTTGGAAAGCAAAGACGGAGAAATGTGGAGAAAAGTCGTTGGTTATGTAATAACTGCGGTAATAGGAATTGTCCTAGGATTTGCATTTACGCAAATTGGAATGTAACTTTAGTTGAGATTATTTATAGGAGGAATCATCATGAACATGGAATTTATTATTGCTAATGCGTCACAGTTACTTGTTGTAGTTGCGGTTATCTGTACACTGATTTCTGTAATTACAGAGTTCACAAAAGAGATTGGGATTCTTAACAGAATTCCTACATCTTTGCAGGTCTTAATCCTGTCAATTATAATTTGCGTCACAGCCTTTTTTGCATATATTTCATATGCGAAAATCACCTTCGTGTGGTATTACCTCGTGGCTGTAATTTTTGCTTCATTCATTGTTGCTATTGTTTGCTGCAAAGGTTGGGAATATCTGATTACTATTTGGAAAAGGTTCTATAAGCCGGAGGATAAATGAGAACGGTGATTATGGTCTACATAATCATTGCAATTTTAGGATTCACAGCAGGAGTGATTTTGCTTTGCAGGGCAATGTATAAATCTATATCCAAAAGACACACAGAGAATACACCGGGGATAGTAATATTCCCGGTATTTCTTGTGTTAGCATCAATAGCATGGCCGCTGTGTCTAATTGCACTTTGTGTACTGACCATAAAAGAATTGGATAATGAACAAAATAACTATGATCAAAGAGATTTGTAGGAGGAACACATGAAAGAACAGGATTTTATTCAGAAAATATGTGGATATGCGATAAGTGATATGAAAGAGAACGGAATTCTCGCCTCTGTCACGATTGCTCAGGCTATTCTTGAAAGTTCCTGGGGCACATCTGAATTGGCGAAGAAAGCTAATAATTACTTCGGCATGAAATGCTCTCTGAGCAGCAACTCGTGGGGAAGTGTATGGGATAGAGTATCAAAATACACAAAAGTCACAAACGAGCAGGATGAGGACGGAAAAATTTATACTATCAAAGCGGATTTTAGGGCATATCCAGACATAGAAATGAGCATAAAGGACCATTCAATGTATCTTGTTGGTGCTATGAATGGAACGGAACATAGATATTGTGGTATCGCAAACGAAAAAGACTACAGAAAAGCGGTTGAAATCATTAAAGCTGGAGGATATGCCACAGATATAAATTATGTGTCTAAGATTTGCTCAATCATAAAGAAATATGAATTAACACAGTATGACGAAATGGAGGAATTGAATATGGGAATTGAAATCAGAAAGCAGATTGCAACGAATAGTCCCTGCAATAAAACGGGAGATGAAATTACTGTAAAGGGCTCTATGTTACATAGTGTAGGGTGTCCGCAGCCTAAGCCGGAAGTATTTGCAAAGATTTGGGAGACTTCTACAGGAGCCTGTGTTCATGCAGTTACAGGCGCTGACGCTTATGCAATTCAGTGTTTACCTCTTTTCCCGGAGCGGAAAAAGGCTAGAAGAGGATGGCATGGAGCAAGTGGAAAGAATGGCAGTGTCAACAACACACATTTATCTCTTGAAATGACAGAGCCGGCTACAATTAAGTATGTGGGAGGGGCTACATGGATTGAGACAGGAGACGGAAGCAATACCAAGAGACATGTCCTTGCAACATATGCGAATGCAGTACAGGTATTTGCTAAATGGTGCAAGGAATTTGGGCTAAATCCATTGGAGGATGGTGTAATTATCTCACATCATGAGGGAAATCAGAGAGGTATCGCAAGCAATCATGGGGACGTTGAGCACATTTGGAACAAGTTCGGACTTACTATGGATCAGTTTAGAGAAGATGTTAAGAAAGCCATGGGAGGACAGACGATTGACACAGTGCCAGATGCACCAGTAGATAACAGCAGCGATGATACAAGTTCACAGGCTGTCAATCCTTTGAGTGGTTCTGTGAAGATTATTTACACAGGTGATGATGGACTTAATGTAAGAAAAGCACCTTGTATATTGGACAAGTATGTTGATCATGTTGAACATGCAGGCACATTCACTGTGGTTGGTATATCAGCAGATGAAAAGTGGTACAAGTTAAAGAGCGGGCTTTTTATCACAACCATACCTGAATATGTATCATTCAAAGCAACACCGGAGCAGAAGCAGCAGACAGCAGGCACAGGATATTACAGAGTAAGAAAGAACTGGGATGATGCGGACTCACAGATTGGAGCATTCAAGAATCAGAACAATGCCATTGAATTATGCAAGCAGAACAGCGGATACAAGGTATTTGATAATGATGGCAATGAGATCTATCCTTGCATCAAAGATGATGGTGCTCCTTTTAAGTTCCGGGTAACAATTCCTGATCTCCGAATTAGAAAAGGGCCGGGAACCACATATGATTATTGGAAAAAGAATGGAAGTGCTGAGCACACCGGGGAAAATGTATTCACAATTGTTGATACATCCGAGGGTCCAGGAGCAAAAATGTGGGGCTTGTTAAAATCCGGAGAAAAGGATAGAAACAGATGGATTTCTCTTGATGAAGATTATGGAAACAGACTGTAATAGTCAAGACGGGCAGTTGCTCCATAACCTATACCGATAAGATATAACACAATCCGCTATAAAATAACAAACGACACAAAAAGATGTCAGAAAATGCTATTTTATAACGGAAGGAGCAACGACGTATGATAAGAATTTTACTATCTACAAAGCTCGGCGAAATGAAATGGAGTCAGGCGGATCTGGCCAGGGCAACCGGAATCAGACCCAACACCATCAGCGAATTGTACCATGAGTACACAGATAGGGTGAATTTGGAACACCTCGACCTAATATGCGAGGCTCTACATTGCGAACTCGATGAACTGATTGTTAGGGTGCCAAATGATTATGCGAAGATTACCCACACCAGATCCGGCTCCTTGATTTCGTCAGACAAGTAGTGCTGCAACACTGCTGTCATAGAGAAAGACGTTCAAGGACCGAACGTCTTTTTTTATACCACAATATTTATCTGCATTCAATGGTATTTCTATCCAACGAATTCTCAAATAGTGCTAAATCAAAATTATTATCAATATATCCCTGCCGGATGGTTTCTATGTAGGTCGAAGATGGTCTTCCGGGTGTACACTGTTGGTTCATAATATAGACCATAGCTCTTTTCTTTTTCCCACCAATATCAACCATTACATTCTGCTTATAATAATATCGGGGATATCCTTCATATATATCTAATCTTTTCTCGTCTTCTGGTTCAATATTCCATAGTAGAACAGGAACATATGAACCATGCTTTTTGGCTATTGTTGCGTGCGAATTGGTTGCACTGCCTCTATACAAAAGTTCCCAGTTAGTTAATTGTCCAGTGCTATAAATACTCGCAGAGGGGCATCTATAAGCCATCTGCTTTAAGTTGAGATTGCTTCCGTATGCTACATACAATTTTCCCATATTATTCTCCAATCTCCCCGTTGTGCCGATAGGCCAGCACTTTTTACTAAGCTGCTCGACAAGTCATTCCAGCAGCTTTTTTAAGTGGTGTCATAAGATGAAGCCTGCATGTTTTGAATTCGTCTCCATAAAGTCCAAGGCGGTGAGTGAGGATGTTTCTCATAATTGTAACTTTCTGTTCTGGTGTGTATCCATCCATTGAACGGAATACAATTTTTTCTTGTGAAGTGATAGCCCATGCTGATACCGCCAAACAAAACTGTATATAGGCCTTGATTTTTCCTGCGTGAAGTGTGCTGTTAAAAAGTCTGAATTCCACTGTACCCTTGGTGAAGAAAGAATGGAGATTTACTCCATGATATCTTGTGGAATTGTAATGCTGATGATCGATTCCACCGCAATAACCATCATTTGCTCTGCTATACCAGATTTCTTCGGCTTTTTCTTTTGTAAGATACTTATCCTTTTTCATGGCATCAAGTAGCGTTTTGTTAAGTTTGTGGCACCAGCTACTCTCACGGTCTCCGATTTGGAGTGCTTCGTAAATCAGATCCTGTCTGGCTGTCATAAAGTTAACTAATCTTCTGAGAGATACTGCTGTATGGTTTGCACCATCGACATGGATATGAATACCGCAACTGCTATGAGCCTTTGCTCCGTTCTCTCGGAGTTTTCGTATGATGTTTTGGAGAAGTTCAATGTCGGAATAATTGAGCGGCGGTGTTACAAATTCGACTCTGTATTCATCAAGAGGCTCGCTTGTATCATCGTTTCTTATTGGTGTGATAGATGAATCTCTCATAATTTTCCATTTGCGAGCTGCCTGATCAGCAATCGTGCGTGTGTGGTAGCAATTTGATTCTGGATGAGAAGGTGTTGTTCCAAGAACTCCGGCAACGAGACGAGCTGCTTTTTCTCTTGTAATACCTGTCATTTCTACTTCAACTCCGAATAATTGATTTTTTAACATATATTTATCCTCCTAAATTGTTTTTCTGTTTTATTGAACTTTTATTCTGTTTCTATGAATATATTACCATATGTACACCCAGTGTCAATGCTTTTTTCTAATATTCTGAATATTTTTTCTGAAAAAGCAGAATAAAAAGTTGACAAAACAGAAAAACGAATTTATAATAAAACAGAGGTGATTATATGATTGATGAAAGATTGAAAGAGCAATACAATCAATCGGTTGTCGAGCTAAAGGAAGCTCTTAAAAGGGAGCGTATTTTTAACAGGATTTACCGAAATATGATTGCGATAATGGATAAATTAGAGAAAATTTTGCGAAAGACAGGGGGAGAAAGAAGATGATTTGCTACGATCGACTGTGGAAAACACTAATTGATAAGCACTTGAAAAAGACAGAGCTTCGGGATAAAATAGGAATCAGTAATGCCACATTAGCGAAGCTTGGTAAAAACGAACCTGTCAATCTTAAAGTTATAGATGCTATATGTCAGGAGCTTGATTGTGATGTTGAAGATGTTTTGGAGATAAAACATTAAATTTAAGGAGGCATTATGTACGTTGAACAGGATAATAAAGTGCATTTTGACAAATCTGATTTAATTGATCCGGTTATTCCTTCTCCGTTTTGGAAAAAACCGTCTATCACAATGACGAATCCAGAGGTTCAAATTATTGCAGAAAATTGTGATAATGAAAAAAATGCACAAGCAGGTGAATCTGATAGATTAGAACATCAGCCTATATTTGATACATATACTGGTATTGACAAAAACATAAATGATGTTATTATGATGTTATTAGAGAACACAAATAAAAGTAATGAAAGTAATCACAAATAAAATTCATAAAATTAGTGGAAAAATTAACGATGAACGTACACAGAAATGTTGTTACGAAATCGAGTTTGAATAAAAAGGTAAATCCC